CTAGTTCATCAAGGCTTGCACCAAGCGGGTCGGTTTCGCTTTTAAGGTCTTTAAACACTTGGTCAAACTTGAGCGCCTTAGCAACTTGCTCATTTAGGTCATTGCCAGCACGAATAAGGGTCTGCGCCCCTGCGCTGATACCCGTGACGATGCCTTGTTGGATTGCCAGTTGCGTGACGTATGCAACCGCAGCAGCTTGGTCTTCACCAAAGTTCTTAACGCCAGCGCCCTTGGTGCGGCCAGCGCCAGTTGGGTCAACCACAAAGTCTTTATTGCGTTGACCAAGGCTAACCCTGACGTTGCCACCCAATGTGCCACCAAGCTGCTCTGCGATGTTGCCAAGGCCTTTGAGCAAGCCATTAGCCATATTGTCAGCGATGCCCTTAAGAGCCGCGCTATTGCCCGTCAAAGCACGTTCCATAGAACCGCCAGCAATTTGGTTAAGCGTTACGCTGCCCGTTTTGGTTTTCTTCAACAAGCCACCGACAAGGCCACCAATTAATCCGCCAGCGATAGCGCCAAGAGGCCCAGCCATGCCGCCAAGAGCTTTCCCGAAGGTATCTCCAGCAATCTTTGTGCCAATGCTTTTTAACGCATCTCCGCCAAAACTTTTGCCTAAAGCGCCACCAATGCCGCCGCCGATAGCTCCACCAGCGCCGCCGCCAACCATTTTACCGATTGCAGCATTGGCAAGTATGGTCGCAAGTGAGCCACCAAAGTCCTTGAAAACGTCCTGCATATTTTGTGGCAATTCGTCAAAAATTGCCTTGAGGTCATTCTTCAAGTCGGGCGCGACTATATTTATCTCGTTGCCAAGGCTCTGTAAAAATGAGCCAGCACCGCCAAAAAGTTCGTCGGTTATGCTGACAAGGCCAGCAAGTGTTTCTTTTAGCTTTTCCGCTTCTTTTTGCTTTAGGTCTAAAGCACTTTGGCCATTGATGAGGCGCATTTCAGCGGTGTAATATGCTAACCAAGCCGCACTGACATTGGTTAGCCCCTTAGCCAATAAGTCAGCTTTGAAAGCTTCTTCCTGCATACGCAGCGCAGCAATTTCACGCGCACGGCCTGTAAGTCCAAGAAGTGCATATTCATCAGCAAGCGCCTTTAGCGTCTTGTCTAACTCCTTATTTGCTTCCTTGCGTTTCTCTGCACGCAAACCTTCAACAAGTGCGCTACCCAATGCAATAATTTCATTGCGTAAATCTTCTGTAGGTGCAGCCGCAGCCTTTGCAGCGATTTCCATTTCTTTTAATTGTATCGCAGTTTTGCCAATAGCAGCAGCTTGGTCTTCCAAAGATTTTATAAAATCTTCAGCCGCCTTCTTATCGCGCTCAAATTGCTTTTGCTCATCAGACAAGCCAGCCTTCTTCGGCTTACCTTCGTTACGCTTTTCGATAAGCGCGGCAGCCTGCGCCGCCAAACGTGACTTGGTTGCGTCCAATGTGTTTTGTTTAATCTGAAGGCCAATTGCCTTCATGCCAGACAGGGCTTCGTTGTAACGGCTGGCATAAGCATCAAAAACAGCGGCAGTTGTTCTTGCGGCAGCGCCAGCATTTTCATTGGCGACCCTGCCAAGTTTTACGCTTTCGACCTGTGCAAAAACAGCAGCCAAGCCCATTGAGGTCAGGACGCCGTTGGCCTTTGTGGTGACATAGTTAATGCCATCAAGCACGGTGTTGACCAGCATTTCGACGGCTTTGATTGAAAGGTTTACCGCTTGAACAAACAGGTCGCCCAAAACTGCCGGAAGGTTTTTCCATACAATCTTGATGGCATCAAACGAGCCAGCAAAATAAGCATAGATGCCAGCCGTTGCCATGCCAGCGCCTTTTAGAATTACATCAAAAGCTTGAACGGCAAATTCGCTTATGGATTGCCAAACTTGGTCAAGCCCAAGCCCTTCGCTGATTGTTGTCCATACGCCAGACAGCACATCACCAAAGGTAACATGGACGTTTTCAAGTTCGCGCAATTCCTTTTTGGTAAGGCCAAGGGAATTTGCGTAATCTTTAATCTCACCACTTTCAGCAACCGCCGACTGAAACTGCTTGAATGCTACATAAGCAGCAGTTGCAGCCGCAGCTATGCCCATTAAGATAGGGTTGGTTACGATTGCCAGTGTTGCCGCAGCAACCATTGAACCAAAGGCACGGACAACGCCGCCAATGCCAATTTGGGCTTGCGTCATAATGCCGCCAATTTGAGCGCCCTGCTGAATGAAGGCGGTCAACGGATTTGCACCGCTGGCAATCTGAACACCCAAATCCTGAAACTGGAAGCCAAGGTTCATCATGTGATGCCGAGCAAGCTGACCAGTTTGACCAACGGCACGGTTTGCGTTCGCGGCAGCGATTTGCGCTTGTTCGCCCTGCTGAATGATGTTCGTCATGTTACGCATTGCCGAACCCGTGCTTTGGGCGGCAGTGCCTACATTACGAACATCTTTTTCTGCGGTTCCAGCAGCCGCACCAAGTGCATTAAGGTCAGTCGTGGCGGACTTAACATCACGGCTATCAACGCTAATTTTAAGGTTTGCTAAATCTGCCACGCTATAACCCCGTCCAAAGTTAATTGCCTATACCTTAAAACTTTCTGCTTGTCTTGCCCACATTGATTTTATCAGCCCATGATGACATTGCATCAGAAATCTTTTGCCTACGCTGCTCCGACAAGATGTTTGGGTCTACCCAAGGCGGTGGGCAATTAACATCACTGGCTTGCCCCAGCATATAGGCATATTCCTTGGATAAAGTGCGGACAGCCCTTGCTTCCCAAGGACTTAAGCTGACACCTTGGTTGTATTGCCAAGCCACAAGGTCAACTTCATCAATGCCAATTTGCTGCCCCATGCCAGATGATTTAGATGGGCCAACTTCAAATAATATTTCAAGCAAGTGAGCGCCAGCCTCAATTTGAGGCATGGCGTCCGACTTGGTTTCCCGCCGAGGACGCTTTGCCCCCGACGGAATTGTATTAATCCAAGCTGATTGTTTTACGAACAGGAGCAGTTGCTGGAGCGTCTGTGCGAAAAAAGTTAGCGCGATTGCCAACAAACTCCTGCACTTGCTCTTTAATCCATGCCCAATCGGTGTAGACCATGCGGACGTTATCAGGCGTAAATTCAAGTTTTTTGCCATCAAGGGCAAAGCCCGTCCATGCAGTTGTAAGCTTGACCAAATCTTCAATGCTATCTTCCGACAGCTTTTCAGCGTCAAGGTCGATAGCCTTTTTGCCCTTAGCCATACGGTTAAGTGCAGCCTGTTGCTTGCCCATTTGCAATTTGCGGTAAACTTTGCTGTCCTGCCCAAGAAGGGTAATCGTCATGCCGTCAATCAGTTCTTCTGTTTCAGGATGCACAATATTAAGAACAGCGCCATCGTCAGCCATAACTGGCTTCAGCGAATTTAGGTCAAAAGACATTTTAAAACTCCATCCGAATGCACCGATGTTGAAAGTCTCCCCCGCCGTGGTCGGATGCAGCCACGACGGGGAAGTTTATTAGCTACTTATGCAGCAACCTTAACAACCGAATTGTCGATTTCAAGCGTAACTTCAGCCATCGTGATGGCGTCAGCATTACCGACATTGACCTTGTAGGACATAACTTGAGCCGTAAAATACTGGATTTCGCCGTTGACCAAGGCAACCTTGACCGAAACTAGAGCGTCAGTGCCAGCAGCAGCTTCAGCCGAGTCTTGCAGAATGGTTTGACCAGCGTCATCTTCTGACACAGCCATCGTCAATGCTACCGAACCGTAGTTCAGCGAACCGCGACGCTTGGCAACAATGCCAGTAGCAAGCGGGGTGTGTGTAGCAAGTGCAGCTTCAGCACCGAAAGCTGGCAATTCAGCCAATTCGCCGCAAGCCGACCAAGTAAGGGCAGCAAAGCCAGTAGCGTTGTAAGTGGCAGGGGCGTTAGCCGACACCGAAACAATAGTGCCAACCGAAGAAACAATATCAGACATAATTCAATCTCCATGCATGGGATTTAACATTTAACACAAAAAAGCAGTCAAGTCACCCTAACGCATTTTGCGTTCTGCGCGGTTGATTGCTAACCGCACCATACCACTTGGCGCTTGCTTTGACCATTGCTCAAATTCAAGTCGATAAATGTATGGCAGATTGTTGCTAATCCAAAAGATGTTGCGCGGCGCACTGGCTATATCATCAGAAGCCCTACTGATGGCAACGCCAGCAGCAGATGGAGCGCCTTCATATTCAATAGTCGCTGCTGAAGGTGAGCCAATGCTTGTAAACCAGTTGGCCCTAGCTCTGCCCGTATCGACAGGCGTGTTCAAAACGATGTCCGACAACAGGTCTAAGCAGACTTTGCTAATAACGGCATCAGCGGCTTCTTCAGCCTGTTGAGCAAACTTTTTTACGTCTAAGCTAAACGTGGTCATGCGAAGGCTCTGTAAGTCACGCTTACAGGTATAACAAAGCGGTCACCAGACATAAATGCGGGGTTCTGTGTCGTGCGCTGTATCGTCACTGTAACGCCATCATAAACAAGCCTATCGCCACGCTGGAAAGCAGCGGCAACATCATCGGCAGTGCTTCGTGCTGGGCCTTTGTTGGCGTCAGCAGGGGCATATACAAGCACTTGGTAGACACCGCTAAACTCATCAGAAGCTGCGCTTGCAATGCCCACAGGGGTTGTGTCGCCGCTCAACAGGCTTTCGCTTAGGTAAATTTGTCCATTGGTGGGTGTAAACTTAGCATTTTCCCAGTGCGTAGGCAGGTCAAGCGTATCCAATTGGGTCGCAAGTGCCGCGCTTATTTTGCTGTTAATCATATAAAGGCTCCACGATTTGCATATCTATGGCGACCTTTTTACCATTATCGAGCAGAATTATATAGGCGATAACGTGGTTTTGCGTATCATGCAGAACGCTATCCAATATGCCAGAGTCCCATTGCGATGGGAAGAAAACCCTCTGGCCTATCGGCAACATCAGTTTGACCTTAGCTGGCATATGTAAATTACATCCTCACCTGTCAGGCGGATAGGCTGAACGTCCATGATGCGGTAAGTTGTGCCGTCAATGGTCGATAAACAGCCCACAGCGGGGCGTGTGGCGATAAGTTCAAGGATTAGGCGTATATCACCTGCCTGAATGACCGTGCCGTCAATATCGTTCTTGTGGTAAGCAGCAGGATAGCCCTTGCCGTTTATCGTTGTGCTGGTGTCCGTCCCGATGACTGCGCCCGTGATAGGGTCTGTTGCGCCATAAACAGGGAAGATGATGGACACAGCTTCGCCATATTTAGCAAGCAGCCGTGATGCTGTTTGCGCTTGGCTACTCATGTGCGAATAACCCTTGTTACGCTGAACCCGCTTTCCGATGAGGATAAAAGGTATGGAGTAAGCATCCGATTGACCAATGGGTAACGCTGCGTTGGGTCGGAATAATCTTGGTATTCAACCTCAATTACGTCAATCTTTTCGCGCTTCACCTTTTGGCCTTGGTCAGCAATTAGCGTTTCACCAGCCGAAGCCCGTAATGCCATCTCTACGCAAGCGTTTACGACCTGTGGCGGCACAACGCCGCTAGGGTAATTAAAGCCATCCACAACCACGTTATAGCGGGGCCATGACAATGCTTGTGTTTCGCTGACGCGATTGCCCTTCCAAGCATCGCGGTAGGTGGCTTCCAGATAGTCTGTTGCCTTAACTAGCGATTGCTCTTTGATTGTTTGCGACAGGCTTGCCCAGCCCGTTATGCCACGGTCAGCAACATAGCCATCCGCAGCCGAAACGCTGGCATAGCTATTTGCGTTAGAAAGCCCTGCACCTGTTTCGACCACGAATGCCATTTGTTACTCCTTACGGCTTTTGCCAGTTTTCGCTTCTGGTTCTGCTTCTTCAACAACTGGGGCTTCTTCAACCACAGGTGCTTCTTCAACAGTTTCCTCAACGGCTGGTGTTTCTTCTACTGGCGCTTCTACCACTTCCACTACCTCTGGGGCAATGACGGGTTCAGGTGCAGCAGTATTTTCTTCTACATCCAGTTTTTGGTGCAAAGGTGTGCCAGCAGGGGCAAAAACAGCATCAATGATTTTGTAGCCTTGCGCTTGCAGTTTAGCCTTACGCGCAGGGTTCATTGGATGCGGTTCATAAATGATTTTAGCCATAAAATCCTCCAAATAGATTGGGAGCCGCCCTTCCAACCGACGGCTCCCTAACTATGGTTTACTCGTCAGCGTCACCGATTGCCAAGACACCAGCGGTGTGCTTGATTGACGTTGCAACCTTGTCCCAGTTGGAACCAGTTGCTAGTTCAGCGTCCGTTGGCGACTTGCCGCCGTTCGTAACATCCCAGCTATAGCCCTTCAAAGCCACGCCAAAGGTGTAATCGACCTGCATCGTTGTTTCGATACGGGTCTGACCGTTGTTGGTTTCGATGTTGCTGATAACGTCGCCGCCGTCATAAACGATGGCTGCGCTGTCTGCCAAGCCAAGAACCTTCGACTTGTTAGGTGTGCCAGCAGTATACAGCGCAGGAGCGTCAGTCACAACGACAGGACGGCCAAGGATGTCTACAACCTGCACGTTCTGAGCAACGAACAACTGTGCGCCGTTAGTCAGGTTCTGCGAAATCAACTTGTGATATGCAGCGCCGTTCATGACGTTAGCAACGATGCTCGACGAATTGTCACCGAACAAAGCGTTGGCGGCGTTCATTGTGCCATAGGTTACAGCAGCCGAAGCCGAAACGTCTACAGTTGTTGCAGCGCCTTGGTTGGCGATTGCAGCAACAAGTGCAGCGATTGCAGTGTTCAACTGGTCAGCCATCAAAGCTTCAGCAAAGTTACGCGATGCAACTTCAATGCCTTCCGACGTTGGCTTCTGCAACCATGTAAGCTGCGAAGGCTCAAAGCGGATTGGGCCAAAGCCACCAGCAACTTTCACGCCGTTAAGCTGAAGTTGCGTAAGGTCAGTTGCACTAGCCGATGCTTGGTTTGCATAACGGTCAACGCGACGCTGTGCGCTATGCACGGCAGCGAAGAACGACTCTTGATAGAAGTCGCCGTCAAAGCCAGTTGTGGTCAAACGGATTGCGCCGCCCGATGCCGCATTGAATTTCTCGACCATCTGGGCGAGAGTTTCGATGGTTGCTGGCATGACGTATTCGTTAAATACCTTCATTTGCGAAAGTGACATAATTCAAAATCCTTATGCTAGGTCAGGGAACATTTGTTTAATTGCGTTTGTCCGCTGCGTCTTGTCGCCTCCAAGGTTGCCCTTGGGTGCTATAGCAATGCCATTGCCAGTCCCGCCAGTGGCTCCGCCACCAGAGTTTGCGGGTGCAGAAACAAAGTGTTTACCTTCATCCCCAGCAGCCCATTCAGCAATTGCTTCATTCAGCGGTTTTTCACCCATAAGTGCGGAATATTGACCATTCTCTGCCATCAACTTTGTTTGTGACTTCAGCATGGCCTTTGCAGCAGTCATAAATTCAGGTTTGATACCAGCCTTTAGCATTGCATCGTTCAACCCGTTGTCGATTAGATAAGACTGAAGCGCACCATCCTTTTCATTCAGGCTTGCTTGCAACTGTTCAATCGTCTTCGTGTTATCCTTTGCAACCTTGTCGAGTTGCGACTTAAGCGTTTCATTTTCAGTCTGAAGCGCCATAAAATCGTTTGGGTCTATCTCAACGCCTTTCGCTTTCGCTCTGGCAACTTTGACTTCCCTTAGAAGTTCGCTATTTTTGGCACTCAGCGCCTCCATTGCTTCTTCTAACTCTGCAATCCGTTCTTCACTCATAAGTTTGTCCTCTGGACTTGGTTGCCCCACGGGGGCGGTTTATGCCTCGGCTCTGCTTTGGCGTAACTTTTCTAATATCACGGTAAACACCACATTACTATAGGCGCTTTAATTGCGCTAAAGTCAGCGGATTTCCGCGCTGGTCTAATAGTTGGTTTAATGTAATCTTTCCGCTGCGCCAAAGCTCTGCACGGCCTTTGCCAAGCATCTTGTCTGCAAATTCGGGCGGCTTATTCTTTAAGAATTGGTCGAACGTCAGGTCGGCAGCAACCTGACCGTCCATGCTTGCGCGGGTCGCTGGCTCAATTGTATCCTTGATTTTGCCACCCGTCAGTTCCGCAAATGACTTTGTAATTGGTATAAACGTGCTGCGGCAATTCCAGTGCGCTGGTGGGCCACCATTCCAAGGTATCTTGTGACCGATTGGCTTGAAATCAGGATAAGTCCATGTCTTGCCCGAACGCACAACACATATTTCGCTGGTGCGGCTATCCAAGGTCGATACCCATTGCACCGCCTTGATGATGTTGGCGTTGGCTTCCAGTGACGCCACCCTTGTGTCGTTTGCTACGGTCTGAACGGCTGTGCGTGTAATAGCCATTGCATCGCGTCGTGCTTTAGCAATCGGCTGACCGCCCTTGTCGCCAATGCCGATAAGTTCTTTTGCAATCTGTGCATTTGTCTGCCCAAGCAATACGCCATTTTTAACAACGCGCTCGATGTCAAACCTTGCGCTTTCGTTCAAACGGGCGAACCAATCGCCAATCGTTGCGCCTTGTATCAAGCTGCTTTGTGCAATCCCTTCCAAAGCGGCCACAGGGGGCAGCACAGCGTCAATACCGACGTTGACCATAGCATCCCTAAAGAAACTGGCTTCTGCCGCTGCAAGGTCGCTTAAATCGGGTTTCTTGACGTTTACGATGGCCTTCAGTTCAGCAATGGCCTTATCCAGCCGCTTGCCTTGGTATTCGGTAAGCTCTTTGCCCTTCAACTGCTTTTGAAGCGCAGCAGCAACGGCATCAAGCTGCTTGTTTACCTCAGCACTTTGACCAGCAATAACCCGCTGTAATAGCAGTTGCCGTATGATGGTCAGGTCAAGGAGTTTGTCCGATAGGTTCAAGGCGCAACTTTATTGACTGTTAGAATGATGGATGGTGTCCGTGGTCTAACGGGGGCAGTTCGTGCTGGCAATCCTGCAATGTAAACCAACTCGCTGGCCGCAGACCACATCAACCTGAAATATTCGTCTTTCTGCGCCCGATAGTAAAAATTCCATGCAGCAACAGCAGCGCCGTTATAGCTGCCATGCTTTTTAGGCACAGTAATGTCCGTGCAGCTATCAGGCTCCGCTACGCCATCACGGGCAAGCCAAATGCTAACGTCATGCTCTTGGCTGTCAGAATTAAGCAACTGTGCGCTAAACTGGATGTTATACAATCCGCTTTCGCTAAAGACCACGCGCACGTTGTCTTCAATCCCAATGCCGTAATTTTCTATAACGGTGTCAAATTCCATCGCTGTTGCGGTATTCGCAGCGTGTGTTTGCGTCTGCACATCAACGGCTGACAGATAAACAGGCTTGGGAATACCACCACCGCTACCGCCACCAATTATTCTTTTGGGTTTCGGCAGTTCAATCTGAAACTCTCGCCCGTCTGTCAGTGTTATCCAGAAAGACGTATCGTCGCGCTGTTCCACCAGTGCCACACCAACGCCGTCGGAACCAGCAGCACCAGCAGCACCGTCCCGACCATTGCTACCATCCCGACCATCCCGACCATCAGCACCATCGCGGCCATTGCTTCCAGCAGGGCCAACCAGTGAAGCGCGGTTAATTTCAAACCAGACATTGACGGCAAGTTGTATCTCCTCATCCGTTGGTGGGCGACCTTCTGGGCCTTGCTGCCCGTCTTGTCCGTCAACACCGTCGGCTGGCTGCGATATGTTGTCTTGCAGCCAAGCGACAGCAGCAGCTTTGATTTGTTCGTCAGTAACAGGAGGTGCATCTTCGCCCCGTTCACCTTGTGGGCCAGCTTCACCTTGCGGCCCCTGTATCAATGTGCGCGACAAAGCATCGTTCGTGCGCTGGTTTAACGCAGCAACAGCCTCTACTAGCGAGGCAATGATTTCCTCGCTGACAGCCATTCTTAAAGACCCAAGCGGCTGCGAATGTTAGCCATCAACGTCTGTTCTTCAACGTCATTGCTATCGTCACCATTGTTATCTTCAGGCATATCTTCTGCGAAAGACGGGCCTTCGTCGGCCAACTGCGCTTCGTATTCTTCAAACTCCATGCTTGGCGCAATAAGTTCGCCACGCTGGAAGTTATCAAACAATACCGAAAGCGGCATTGCATCGCCTTGGTATGCACCAAGCAATGCTGTAACCATCTGTGGAGCCATACGCGCTGCGCCAAAGTCTGTGTTTAGGTCAAACTCAACGTCCTGCGGTGCGCCTACCCATTCAGCCATCCAGTTAAGCACCCGTGTCATAGCGTCGGATGCCGAGCGGCTAATTGAAGCAAGGATGGAGCGTTCGCCAGCAGTCTTTAATTCGACCGTTCCAAAGGCTTCAGCGGTGCGCTTATCGTCGGCAAGCATCCGTGCGCCAAGCACTGCCATGCGTTGCTCTTTGTCTTTCAGTGCTTCCCGCAGCGTCTTCAGGCCATCGCCCTTAAATTCAAGGTAGCCAGCGTTTGCGGCTGGGTCAGGGAATATCCATGCGCTCATCGAGCCGACAGAAAGCGTTGCGCCCTCTGGAAGCTGGACACCCGCAACATATGGGGTAGGCAAGCCCGTGAAATGCAAGCCATGCTCATAATCGGCGCTGTTACGATAGTGGGCTAGGTTTGTGTCTACCAAGTCAAGCAATGGCGGCTTCTGCACTGTTGCAGTCGCGCTGTTCGCACCAAGGATAACGAACGGAATATACGACAACGGGCCACCGTTCTGTATGGGATACGTTTCGCTTTTCAGTGCGTTGCTATCGTCCATTACGCGAACGCGATAGCCCTGTTCCGTAAGGTCAAGCACCCGATATTGCACAACCTGATTGGATGTGAATTCATCTTCCTGCACATCAATGGTTTCTTTAAGCACAACCAGTGTCAGCACTTGTGCGCCGTTAATGTAGCTAGTGCGCCAGTTGATGATGCTTTCGGCGGTGTAATAACGCAGGAATGGGCGGATGTTTAAGGCTTCCGCTGCGGCAATCGTGATGTTGGTCGGCGCATTGGCTGGATAATCGACCATGATGCCGACGCGACCAACAGCGATTTGTTGCTCGACAACTTGTTCGCTAAATTCGCGCAGATTATCGCCAGCAAGCGTTATGTCATCAGCATAAGGCTCAATCGCGGTTGGCAGCTTATAAACTGGGTCTTTGGCAAATATCATGCCCGTGAAGGCATCCAGTGTCCGTGCGCTGGCGTTGAAGAAAGCAGCACGTTCCTGATAAGTGATATATTCAACATCCGTCTGGCCTGTAAGCCGTGGCAGATAGTTGTTGGTGTCGAATGACGGGTTGTAGAGGCTTCCAGTGTAGCGTGTATTGCTCACATAGTTCTGGATTAAAGCGTCACGACCAGAAATGACATCGCGGCAACGCTTCCACTTAAAGCGGTTAGCGTCATATTCGGTGTTGGTGTTGGAGACAGACATTTACACCCCAGAAATTTGAGCAAAGGATACCGTTCCTCTACCGATAGCATATTTATATGCAATAAAATAGCCGATAGCATCATTCAGATGGTCAAAGCCGCTTGATTTATCTGGTTCGCCATTTTTGGCATAGGCTTGGCGCTCCAGACCTTCAATCACATTAGGGCATTTGTCAGGATTGACCAATAGCCTTCGCTTGCCTTGGTTATAAATCATCTGATTGACTGCCATCAGCCTATCTTTGACCGCAGGGTTTTTGCTGTTTGCCAATACCGTGAAGCCAGCCGACCGAAGCAACGTCAAATCTGACAGGCTGGCGTTGACGCTCTTGGTCGCGCCGCCCGATGCGTCAGGGTAAACCGTTATTTGATGCCCAGCAAAGCGTTCCTGTAATACCCGTATGAGCGTTGGCGTATCGCGCACACCCGATAATTCATCCAGTGCCAGCGGGTCGTTATTCCGTATCACGCACACGACGGCGCTCATGTTGTTGACGTTGAAGTCAACACCGATGTGGAGTGGTTCGCGCTGTTCAATGGTCGCAAAGGTGATATTCAGTTTGCGGTCAAATTCTGGATATATGCTGCCAGCGGTAAGGTTGACGAATTCACCATCAAGGTATGCAGCAAGCAAGCTGGCGCTGTAGCTGTTTTGCAAGTTCTGGATGTAATCAGGTGGAAGGTTGGCGGCATTGTCGGATGTCTTGGCTTTGAACAGCGCATAGCCCTCGGCCTTGTTCTTTACCCAGCGGTCATAGACAAAACGGAAGCCTTCAGGCGTGGTGGCAACGCCGACAGTATTGCGGACAGGCTTGCCACTGATGGTAAAGGCCTTCTGGCGGTTACGGGCGATAATCTTGTTCCAGACAGCCCGTGCCTTTTCGATGGGCAGCGTATCAAGTTCATCGACAACGCTATGGGCGACTTCGTAACCGACGATGCGGTCAGGTTGCTCCATGTTGCGAAAGATGATGCGGCCCAGTTCCGTTTCCAGCACAGCCTTTTGCTGGTTCAGCTTGAACGGGATGTTGTTGCGCTCAAACAAAGCGGGGAAGCGTTGGAAGGCGATGTCTTCAATCAGCGGATAGGTTGGCAAGTAATATGCAACATCCTGATACGGGCAATAACGCTTTAAGCGCATAAGCCGTGCGATACCCGCAGCCGTCTTGCCAGAACCAAATCCGCCGACGAAAGCAGGGAATGGGTCTGTGCTGTATATGAAATCCTTTTGGCTGGGCGTGAAGGTCAAAGCCAATCTTCATCCGTAATAGGCTTGAAGTGCATATTAACGGCCAGCTTGGTCGGTTCGTTATAGCCGTGCATGATGTTTAGTTCTTTGACAGCAGCCGTCATGCCCGTTGATGCCTTAGCTTCCAGCGCAATCCTGTATGCGCTCATTAAGCCCTTAACGGACATTTCGCGTGTCCATAATTGCTTTTCGGCAACCTGCGCTTTCAATTCGGCAACCCTTGCCGTAACCTTTCCGTCACTCATAAGCACAGACGCTTTGGAATAAATGGTGTTATCCTTCATGCCTTCAGCGTCATAAGCCATGCGATAAGCGTCTGCTTGGCCTAAGCCATCAGCTATGCCTTGGCAGAATGCTTCTTGCTTTGCGGTCAGTTTAGCGTCCGTCATCGAAGGCTTCCCCTGTTTCTGCATGAACGGCCTTCTTACCAGTGAAGTCCTGCCAACGCTTGATAATTACATCACTGAATTTTGGGTCAAATTCCATAATGAAAGACTGGATGCCGTGCTTTTCTGCCGCAATAAGTGTAGAGCCACTGCCACCAAAATAATCAGCAATTGTGTTAGCAGACAGATTGAAGCGCTTAATAATCCACTCCATTAAAGCAACTGGTTTTTGAGTGGGATGGACGCGGTTTGTTTTCTCGCTTGCCATTGTAAACTGCCTCACAACACTGCGGAAGTTTGCCCATGCAAGCTCACAATCCGTTTGGTCGCTTCCACCATTGTTCTTGTCCCAAACAAGCCAGCACTCGCTGTCAGGTAATATTGAGCAATAGTAATTTGCTCCCCACCAAATTTGTTTGGCGTTTGGATATAACCCGTAAATTAGATGGAAAGCATCTTTAGCAACATCAGGGTTATCATCACCCAAAATGTCCGTTTTATAGTTTTTCTTTAGCACCGATGATTTGCTGACAGCATTCATTCCATAAGGCGGGTCTGTATGGATTAAGTCTGGATAAACACCGACCATAAGCTTATTGATGTCATCAATGCTGGTGCTATCCCCGCACATAAGCCGATGGTTACCCAGCACCCAAACGTCACCAAGAACGGTCTTTGGCGTTTCAGGCACTTCAGGAACAGCGTCTTCGTCGGTCAGCCCGTCCGTTGGTTCTGGCTCAAGCAAGCCATCAAGAAACTTTTCGTCAAAGCCCAGTAGGTTAATATCGAAGTTCTCCAAGTTGAGGTCTTCAATTTCAGCCTTCAGCATATCCATGTCCCACCCTGCGTTTAGCGCAAGCTGGTTATCGGCTATCACAAGGGCGCGTTGCTGTGCTTTGGTCAAGTGGTCAAGGATAATGGCTGGCACTGTGCCTAAGCCCAGTTTTCGTGCGGCCAATAATCGGCCATGCCCTGCAATGATGGTGTTATCGCCATCAATTAGAATTGGGCTGGCCCATCCGAATTCCTTTATGCTTGCCGAAATTTGAGCGACCTGCGCGTCGCTATGCGTCCTGCTATTAGCCGCATATGGAATAAGTTCTGCAACGCTTCGATATACAACTTGCAATTCAGACATACTCTGCGTTCCATCCATAACATGATTTTCTATTGCCATTTGCAACGGCGTGAATTGATTGTGGCCTAAATCCGTTTTTGACCAAATCAGCGCACCCATAGGCAATAATGACTTTGCTGCCGTTTGTTAGTTTGATGGGCTTAGTATTATGATGCTTTGCGCCCATTTTTACCAACCCTGTAGATACAGCATGGCGCTTGTTTTCGCTTGATGTAACATATTCTAAATTGCTGGCGCTATTATTAGCCTTATTGCCATCAATGTGATTAACTTCCATGTTTTCGGGGCATGGGCCAATCCAGCAATGGGCGACCAACCTATGCACCCTAATTTGTCCGTTTTTTGTCCAATCTAAACGCCTCATGGTTGTTAGCTTGTAACCGTCTTTGTCGTTACATTGCGACAATATTTTTGCGGCCCTAACGGAAGTGCCGCCCCACCGATTTTTATATTCATGAGGCAATGAAATAATGACGCCACACTTCGATACGGCATAATCACCAATCATAACCCATTCTTTTATGCTTGCCGCTATTTGGGCGACCTGTGCATCGGAATGAGTGCGGCTGTTTGCAGCATACGGGATTAGGTCAGCGACAAGGCGCTGTTCAATTTTGGGGTTGCTCATTGCACCTTGTTATATGACCATTATCATTTTGGCAACTGGCGCATAATTATTTGACAAACTCTTTCCATTGCCAGTTTGCCCATTGCCGCATTGCATCGCTTGACCATTTATGCTTGCGCCATTTTGCAAGCAGCGCCGCCTTATCCTTAACCTTGCTTAACTTATAGGCTATCAGGTCGGTCATATAGTCCGTGCCAGTCATCATCGTTTTCGTCTTCAAAGGGGTCGTATCCCTTTAGCATAGCATCGACAGCAACGGAAATAGGCCCCGTGATGTTGACCTTTCCAGCCTCCATCTTTCGGATGCTTGTTGGCCCTGTTGTGGGTGACAGGCGCAAGGCGTCGGCCATGTCTGTCAGGCTGTAGCCAAGATAATTTCTTGCTGTCTTTAGGTCTGATGGTTTCATTCTGCGGCTTCCATTTTTTTCATCTTCTGTAATGCATGAAGAATTGTGCTATGGTCGCGGCGCATTATGCGACCAATTTCGGGAGTGCTAAAGCCTTGCTCACGAAAAAACTTTATACATTCGTAACGCACTTCGACCAGCACCTTAAAGCGTCGTGGCCCAAGAATGTCGTGCCTATCATATCCATAATCTGACGCAATGTGGTCAATGATGGTCAGGTTTCTTTCGCGTGGTGTCATTTTACGCTCCTCGTTGAAGGTAAAGGGCTTCTTCAAGCAATTGGTCTTGGACATCGCGCAATTGGTTTATTCGCGCATAATGCTCATTGCGGTCTGCAATGCACTGGTCAACATTGCTTGGATAATCGCGTCCATTGGGCGTTATCAATTTTAAGATTTTTATGGCAGCTTCAATTGCGTCCATCGCGTCTATGCGGCCACGAATAAGTTCTTCTTTGCTGGTTCCGTTTATATTTAGCGTTGGGGTTATCATGTCATGTTCCTTTCATGGCGAGGCTGGGCCTCTGAAAATTATTTGTTCCAGCAGCGAACCATGTGGTTAGCAAATTCCATGCTGTATGCGTCATCCGTTTTTACAAAAAATGTAACCGAACGATTGCTGGCTTTAACCTTAAAAACTTTAGGATTAAAAGCATCTGGATAAGCCTTGGCAATGTGGGCCATGCGCTGATTGCATTCCAGTTCATCGTTAAAACATTCATGCATTGCCCAAAACTTATCTTCGGTGCAATAAACTTCAAAAGCGGTAAAATTCGTCATAATCAAATCCCTTATGTGGCGGGGCAGCGCCCCTCGTTGATGACCCCTTATACAAAGGTTGGTTTATCCTGTCAACACCTTTTTTCATAAAATAAAACTTTTTTTATATATGAAAAAGCCTCTTGACATTGTGTTCCGACCTTGCTATAAGGCATTTGTCAGCAGCACAAAGCTGTTGATGGGGCTTGGCCCCGCTCTTTGACAATTTGGAGACTGATATGACTTTGAAAGACCTACGCGCACGGGCTGCGTCCATTGGCATCCGCATTGAAGCTGAACGCTTTGACGTTCCAGTGGGCGGCAACTTCTGGGGCTATTGGCTCATTGATGAAAAGACCAATGATGGCGTCTGGGATGATGAAAATTATTGTTCCGACCATCAGGAGTTGAGCGAAGCGTTACGGAAGCTTGAATTTGAACGTGGCGTTAGATGCAAGGCAATGATGCCCTTCTGACAAAGATGGCCCCGCCTTGATTGGTGGGGCCATTCTTGTTTCAGCTATCCTCTTTGATAAAAACTCCGTCCACCATACGGCCTTTGCGGTCTTTTATTTGATGCCATGCGTGGACAACGCATTCCTCAATTTCCAAATCCTTTTGCGCTGCCAAGATGGTTAGCACGACAAAAATGTCACCGATGCTGTCCATGAATTGCTCATCCTTGCCCTTGGCGATGGCTTCAGCCAATTCCCCTGTTTCCTCAATCAGTTTGACGAATTGCGCTTGCACGGTGCTGCCTTCAATCAGGTTGCGGTCTTTAGCCCATTGGCGAATTGAATTTCCGTAAATCATTAGTTCATCCTTTTTTGGTGTTCAGTGGTTGGTGTCTTGTTCGTTGTGGTGGCGGCGGTCACCTGAGTGTGTATTCCCCATCAACAAAGCGAAGGTAGCCCTGTGTTTCGGCAATACGCAACCAACGCTTTGGCTTGTCTTTCAGTTCAACAGGCTCATTGCACCGCAGCGACATAATAAACTCATCAAACCTTGCTTGCGTATGGTTCGCGCAAATCAGAAGCGCCTTATCCTTTTTTGATGCAGGTGGCGTGTAGGCATCCAATATCTGCAAGCACTGGCGCGGGGTGGGAAACCAATCCAGTTCCTTGCATACGCGCTCTGTCATGTAGCTAAGGGCTTCTTTGGTATATCCGCCCAATATCCGAGCATATACCGCTGTCCGCATTTGACCGCTTTGTTCGTCGGTGTTTTTGCTTGGCAGGGTTGCTTCAATGAATTGCAGTTGCTTGGCAAGTTCACGGGTTTCCACTGGGATGCTTTCGATAGGCATCGCCAATGCAATCGACCGTAGTTCGTCGCATTCTGCCACAGTCAAATCAGAACGGGTCATCAGTTCGTCCATCCGCAACGTATCGAAGTGCTGCGGCAAAGCCGTTTTGGTTTCCACGTTGACCAGTTGTCCGATTTGCTGCGCCATTTTTCATATCCTTTGGTTCGTATATATCAAGCCAGCCGTTTATCGTTGAACGGTCTAGCAGGTCTTCAATGTCATGGCCTTTGTTTCGTATGGCATCCAGCTTATTGATAGCCCTTGCGGTTGCCCTGTCGGTCAATGGTCGCTTGCGCTGCTTCCGCATAGCAACCCATCCGTTCCAAGCATCCAATGGAAGCCAATCGGGAAGCTGCTCCTTTATACACTTGGTGGTTAATTGATGTATCATTGATGTATTGGGTGAACGTGGTTCAGGGGTGGGGTGAACGTCGTTCAGGGGTGGGGTGAACGTGGTGCAGGGGTGAACGTCGTTCAGGGGTGTGCTTATCCAATAGCGGTTGCCTTTACCAAGCACTTCTTCGCGCCTGATAAATCCAGCATCTTCCAAGCTGCGTATTGTCTTTTGCACTGCACGGGATGTCAAAGACGCTTTGATGGCCAACCTATTGATAGAAGGCCAACATAAACCTTCGTCATTTGCCCAATCAGCCAAAGCCAGCAAAACAAGTTTTTGCGTCGATGATAGGTCTTCCCTATCCCATACTGCTGTCATGATTTTGATGCTCATAACGCAAAGCCTTGCGCTATGGTTCTGTGGCGTATATAATACTTCATATGCGGTGCTACCTCCCTTGGTTAAGCATTGCGGCCAGCGAAAATTGTTTCCCCTTTTTTCGCTGGCCCCCCTCTTACATCAATATCAGCCTTTTATAAAGCTACTTTGTTTGCCGAAAGTCGATTGTCGGGAACAGGGCTTTGAATATAGCTTTCCGTAACGTAAAGTCAGGCGTTACCATTCCCTTCACATCCTCAACGCATTCCTGACCGCCTTCCGTGTAGGCAAAGTCAGGTTTATAGCCAACGCGCCGCCCGTTATCGTGTTTCACCTGACTGCCGTTGATGACGAACCAAAACTGCGGATGGATGACCAAATCGCCAATTACACCCGCAGCCCATAAAACGTGCAGTTCATCACATCGCGCTGCTTCACGCTTGCTGTCGTGCTTGTGGCAATGGGCGCAATACGCTTTCTTGGCGTTGAATTTTGACCGACGGTTAAACAGCGCCATTGGTCTTGGCTGCAATCAATTCTTCCAATGCCTGTTCGACAGCCAGATATGCTTCCAACATTGGAGTAGCTCGCTGGCACTTCCAGTTGCTTAATGTGACCCGACTGAGGCCAGCAGCAGCGGCAAGTTTCCCAGCGGTGATTTGATGTTCCGCAGCGCGTCCATAGATACGCATTACGGCTTGATGGCTTAACGTCATGTGATGTTCCTTTTCGTTAGATACAACGCGCCTATAAAAAAATGCTTTACATATGTAAATGCCTCTTTTAGAAAAAGCCAAAGGGGAAAGCATTATGAACATTGAAACTTGCACAATTTGCGCTTTTGAGTTGACGCCAACTTTCTGCTGCCCAGCTTGTGATGCGGCTGACGCAATCGTTGAAGCTGGCGGTTGTCACCCAAATTTCAAAGAAGCGTTGGCTGAAAAAATCGGCAACATTCTCGCTGACAATGATTGGCATACGCTAATCAACGTCCGCAAAGTTTATCCACGATTTTATTAAGGGGAAGAAAATGAGTGAAGATAAAATATGCGCTGCATATGTTGCAGCATTTGCTGAATTGGAGGCGGCAACAAAGACTGCCAGCAATCCGCATTTCAAATCCAAATATGCTGACTTGCCTACAGTGATTGACGCTATCAAGCCGCACCTTGCCAAGCATGGCCTTGCATTCATGCAGATGCCAAAACCAAGCGACGGCGGCATATCAATCGAAACCATCCTGATACACAGCAGCGGCGATAAGCTTTCGATGGGCGTATTGTTTGTGCCAGCCAATAGGCAGGACGCACATGGTTATGGGTCGGCCCTAACTTATGCGCGGCGCTACGCACTGCAAACTTGCTTTGGTCTGCCCACAGAAGATGATGACGGCAACGCAGCGGTTAAATCGCAGCAGCCAGCGCCAGCAAAGCCCATCACGCAGGAACAGTTCGCGGTGCTGCAAGACCTTATTGACCGCACAGGCACTGACGTAGCTGTCATGGCAGCGCATTACAAAGTGTCAGCCATCGCAATGCTTCCATCGACTGCGTTTGAAACAGCAAAGTCGGCCTTGGAAAGGAAGCTGCAAAATGCGGGTTGATGTCGAACAGCGCAGTGAAGATTGGTATACTGCACGATGCGGTTCGCTGGGGGCGTCACAAGTAGCTGACGCCCTATCCCGCACCAAAAGCGGATACAGCGCCACCAGAACCAATTTGCGGGTCAAGCTGGCTCTGGAAAGGCTGACGGGCAAGCAAGCGGGTGGTTTTGTCAGTGCGGCAATGCAGCATGGCATCGACACCGAAGCTGAAGCCAAAATAGCCTATTCGTTTGAACAGAACGTAACGGTTACCGAAACAGGGCTGGTCAGGCATTCAAGCATCCCGTGGACGCATTGTTCGCCCGATGGTCTTGTTGGCGATGAAGGGCTTGTCGAAATCAAGTGCCGCCAACCAGCAGGGCATCTTGAAACGCTAACATCAGGCGAAATACCATCGCAGTATGTGACGCAAATCAACTGGCAGCTTGCTTGTATGCCAGAACGCCAGTGGGTTGATTATGTTTGTTACAACCCAGACTTTCCCGAAGACCTCAAACTTTTTATCAAAAGGCACTATCGAAATGACCAACAAATCTTGGAATTGGAGCAATCTGTTTGCGAATTTCTTGCAGAAGTCGAAGCCGACCTCGCAGCCATCGACGGCATTAGGGGAAGGGCTAAGGTTGGCTAAACTGTCAGCCAATAAGCAAGGCCCAGAATGGCAAGCTGCTGCATATCAGGCTTATGTGGAACACGCCAAGCGCCACAGGTTCTTTACTACCGAAGATGTGCGGAAGTCGGCAAAGAACGTCCCTGCGGCCTCAAACAACAGCGCATGGGGGCATATTGCAAAGACAGCCAGCAAGAATGGCATCATGGTTGAGTTTGAAACCATGCGGTCAAAAAGCGCCTCCACGCACGGGCGACACATCATCATCTGGCAATCGACGTTGATGTCATGATGTTACCGCGCAAGATACCAAAAGAGCCAAAGCGCCAAAGCAGATGGAAGTCGCCAGCGCATTGCAATTTTGTCAGGGGCCACGCCTGTTCCATATGCGATAGCACGGCAGCAATCGAAGTTGCTCATATCCGCTACGGAAGCGGCGCTGGCATGGGGCAGAAGCCGCACGACTGGTTTACTGTCAGCCTGTGCAAGCAATGCCACACGAACCAGCACAGCGTCGGTGAGCGCACGTTCTGGGCAACGTATAACATAAACCCATTCGCATTGGCTGAAGCGTTTGCCAAGGCCAGCCCAAAGGCGGCGGAAATAGCTGCAAAGAAGCGGGAATTAGGGTTATGACGCAGACAGTTATTTTGCGGGGCCAGTTGCAGCGCGAATTAGCAAAGCAGTTAATTGATAAAGCGCCCGTCGATGGTGTTGTATCAATCAGCGCAGCCAAGCGGTCAGATGACCAAAACGCAAAGATGTGGGCCATGCTATCGGATATAAGCCGAGCCAAGCCAGAAGGCAGGGCGCATATAGCCGAAGTGTGGAAGTGCATCTTTATGGCGGCACTGGGCCACGAAACAAAGTTTGAAATGGGTTTGGATAACCAGCCCTTTCCAATAGGGTTTAGGACATCGAAGCTGACAAAGGCCCAGATGTCCGACCTGATAGAATTTATCTATGCCTATGGCGCAAAAAACAACGTAAAATGGAGTGAAAAATATGAGTGAGCCGCACAGCGAACAGCTTCGCCTTTTGATTGAGCGCATCGAGCGTTTGAACGAAGAAAAAAAGGGCATCAGCGATGACATCCGCGATGTTTACAATGAAGCCAAAGCGCATGGTTACGACACCAAAATTGTCCGCGCTGTCATCCGCCTTCGTGCAATGGGCGATAATGACCGCCAAGAATATCAGGCTGTGCTTGATACATACATGACCGCCCTCGGTCTTTGAAAGGATAGATTATGTCATCATTGAATAAAGTAAGTTTGTTGGGTTCGCTTGGCGCAGACCCAGAAATAAAATCGTTCCAGAATGGTGGTCGCGTTTGCAATTTGCGGCTGGCAACATCCGAACGCTGGAAAGACAAAAGCACGGGTGAGCAGAAAGAAACGACCGAATGGCACAGCGTGTCCATCTTTAGCGATGGGTTGGTTGGCGTTGCAGAACGCTTTCTGACTAAGGGCAGCAAGGTCTATATCGAAGGCCAGCTAAAGACGCGCAAATGGCAGGACGCCAGCGGAAACGATAAATACAGCACGGAGATTGTGTTGAACGGCCCGAAAGCTGCACTGATTTTGCTGGGCAGCAAAGGTGAAGCAAAGCCATTGGATGCGTCTGTTGACCCATCAAAGGGTGAACATAACACTTGGGACAATGACCTTGACCTCGACGACTCAATACCGTTTTAGAATTGACTCCGTTTTAGGTTAATGGCATGAGTAAGTTATGGAAAAAAACTGCACTCTTTGTGGCTCACTCAAGCCATTAACCGAATTTTATAAAGCCGTGACAAAGGATGGGTTGGCAAATCAATGCATCCCCTGCGTAAAAGCTAGAGCACGAATTAGGCAAGTTGTAAAAAAAGACGAAATTCGCGCTTATGATAGGCAGCGGTCAAAGTTGCCGCACAGGATAGAGGCCAGAGCTAAAGCACTGCAAAAAGAAGCGCATAACAAGCCAGAGCGTATTATAGCTCGTTATGCCGTTGCAAATGCTGTTCGAGATGGGCGGTTAAGAAAAATGGACTGCGCTTTTTGTGGTTCATCAAATACGGTTGCCCATCATCACGATTATACAAAGCACTTGGATGTTACTTGGCTTTGCCAACCATGTCACACTCGTTTTCACGCGCTAGAATTAATGGCAAAAAATGCAAAGGTTGAGCCATGACACAAATTTCAATTAAGGATGTGGTTGAGCAGTGCAGGATTTACGTTTCCGACAAGAAAGTAGCCGAAATCCTAAATTGCCCAATAACTTTAGTGGAAGCCTGTCGGCCCATGATTTACGCCCGTGGCAAGCACCCGACAAATTTGGGGCTAAACGAAGAAACTGGTAAGCATTGCCAAGTTACGCTGCGTTACAGAAACGATAATGAAGCCATCAAAATTGCATCGCAAAAGTTGCTAATCAAACAACTCGAAACGGGGCATCATTGGCTAAACAACGAAAGATTTTTCCATATAGTTTCAAAGCTAAATCCTGAATATGGATTGGCATAAGCTGATAATTGAAAAAAGTGGTTTACATATATAAAAAGCATCTTTATTGAGAATGGACAGGGGCAGCAGCCCCGCCATTTAAGGAGTTTTAATTATGACCATTCGTGAAATTATCCAATCGCAGCCATTGAGCGAAATTATCAGCGGCATTGCAATGGTAATTGTTTTGCCCATCCTGTTTGTCGCATTGATGGTGGTGCTGCCATGAAAAAAACTCTTACAGTTGAAGAACGCCGTCAGTTTTACAAGGGGGTTACTGAAGCCCTGTGGGAACGCATAAAAACAGAAGGTTTAGATGATGACGCAGATGCTCCACATCCCGACGATTACGATGGTGGACGGTTTGATTTTTACACAACACGGGGGATTTCAAAATGACGCAGCCAAACACGACTTCTGAATTGACCATACGCACTGCCGCCCCAATGGGCCTGAAGCATCGTATCAGCCCTCAATCAGCATGGCCTTTGCGCGGTGCAGACGGAAAGACGTTCGCAGAGCGCCGCAAGGAACAGGAACAAAGCAAATGACAAACGATAGCATTGAAGCAAAAGCCTTGGCGCTGCTGAATGAGGTTCGGGCAGAGCGTGGCTGGATGTCAGTCCCCACTCTTTACCGCACCGACGTTAATATGGAAGCGCTATGCCGCGCCATCGAACGGCACGAAGCCTTTAAGCAAGAGGTGAGCGATGCGGTTGTGACGGAATACCTTCACGCAGAATACGCACCAGAGCGTATGCAAGCCTTCATCATCCCCAAGCCCAAGCCTGACCCGCTGGTGGATGTGTTGATAGAAGCTGGATGGGCCGATGCTGTCATCGACAGTTGTGCGCCATCTCTCCGCGCCGCACTGGACGCCCTTGGCTTTGAGATACGGGAGAAGGGGCAATGATGGACGATTTGGTAACGCTGGTAAGGCAATATGACATACCAATCAGCAATCAAGCCGCCGACCGCATCGAAGCCCAAGCGGCGGAGATTGAGCGGCTGCGGGAGGCTTTGGAGTATTACGCACAGGAACTGATGACTGGTCCGTGGGGTATTGATAGCCTCGACTTTGGCGATGTTGCTCGCGCAGCACTGGAGCAAAGCAAATGACCCTGCGCCAATTCCTGTTCGATAATTTCGGCTGGGATATTTACGACTGGGCCGACGATGAGATTAGATTTTAAGGGGCAACAAATGACCGCCGACAACTGGCTTTTCATAACAATCATGGCGGTGATAATCCTCGCCGCTTATCTGAACGCTACTAAGCCAAAGATAACCGAGCAAGAACGCAAAGAGATGGAAGAAGATTGGTGGTCTTAACGCTTCCTGCGCTTTTTCTTGGCTTCTTCCGCCACCGATAGCGCAATAGCAATAGATTGCTTTTGGCTTTTGCCGCTTTTCATTTCGCGCTTAATATTTTTGGACACGCTTTTGGGTGAGTAGCCTTTAATCAATGGCATCGTTATCTCCTACCATTTAACCTTGTCAGCCCAGTATGCAGCCGACATTTTGCCCTTGGCGATATTCTCCGCATGACGCGCCTTGAATGAAGCCCGACGCGCTTTGTCGGCCTTGCTTTCGTCTTTGCGCGGCGGCGAACCAGATACGCCCTGTTGACCAAAGCGAATGGTTTTTACCTTGTCGCCTTCCTTAGCCACGACAACATGGCTTTTGGTTGGGTGGCTAGGTGTGCGCTTGGGCTTGTTATAGCCTTCCACGCCCACCTTTGCCAATTTCGGGTCTTTAGCCATTAGCCGCCAAT